TCTGCCTCGTCTGCATTTGTCACAGGCGGTTCTTGGTGGACAGCATTCGTGCCTGTGGTCTTGTGCGAGTCTGCAATTTCCCTGTTGAGGTCTTTTGCAGATGTCGCAAAGAATTGGCGCTTCGTACTGTTCAGCAGTCAACCCGTAGTTTTGGGGATTGTATTTCCGTTTATACCCCGCCACTACTTCTGGATGACTTGCCCGCCAAGCCGTCTGCGTCACCAACTTACGAGCCTTGCGTTCTGCTTCAGACTTTTTTGGTTCTAACGAGTGCTGGAGTGCGGCACCTGTCAAAACCATTCTGCCTTCAGCGTACGCCTTCTTCAGCGACTCGCTTTGTTTCTGTCTCGTCTCTTCAGACGGAACATAGCCCTTGTGTTGTCCCATGACTACCTCCCCTACTTAAGAGGAAATAGTCTAGAATATAATAGACTAGACTGCCGACACCTCGCCGCGAACTCTGCGGAACCCTGGGGTATTATTGGTATTGGGTCTCGCCACAACTCCGAGGAACCAGTCGTACGACACGATTGCTCGCGTCTGCAACATTGGGTTACTCAGGTCGATGTCGTTATCGCCGAAGGTCTTGACGTTAACCTTAAAACTCGGGCTGCGGGGAACGCGGTTGCCGAGCAACTCGGAAGCCATCATTGCTTCGCGACCCACGACGTAGGTTGCGTAGCCAGTCTTACCCGTTGAAGGGTAGTTGGCGTAGGTCGGCACGGTCTGGGTTCGGATGATGCGGACGCCCGCCCACTCAAGGACGGTATAGCCGCGAGTCATGTCGGACTTCAGAACTGTGGCTCCCGCTTCGCTGCGCTTCAGGGTGTCAACAGCCGAACCTGCGCTGTTGTCAGACATGAAGTCGTAAACGACGTACGGGTGCATCGCCGACGTGTACAGACCGCCGTCGCGACCAGGGACGGCGTTACCCATCAACTGGGATTCGCACTTCCGGATCGTGTTGGACAGCATGTACTCGTTGTCGAGTAGGTCGATGCGTGCGGACGGCTGCGCGACTGCAGCGGCCTCGAAGCCGTTAATCGCGATCAGGTTGCTCGTGAGAGCACCCCGATACGACAAGTTGCGGCTTGCGTCGAGCGTGATGTCCGCGAGGAACATCTGTTGCGCGACGTTCGAGATACCGATCCAGTCGCCGTATTCGTCGGCGAATGCATCGCTGAAAACCTGTTGAAGCTGCAGCGACGGCCCTGGGATACCTTCAGACAGGTCGTAGGTCGCTGCGGCGTACGGCTGTTGACCGTAGAACTGCAGAGTTCGACCAGACCGTCGAGGCAGGTTACGCCAATCGCAAAGTTCCTCAAGGAACGGGGTGTTGAACTGCCATTCCATAATTGCAGTGCGGTCGTACGCGATCTGCGGAAAGGCGGCTAGTGTGACTGACTGTACTCCAGGCGGCAGAATCATGGCAGTGTATCCTCGTCCCTGTTAGGGAGACTTCTATTTATACTTTCGTTAGTCTAAAACTTACTTATCTCTTCGTCGCGTGCTGCTCGATAAACGCAGCATTCGGGTCCTGGTGATTTGCAATCAGGCTCTCTTTGTAGTAAGCGAGAATCTGTTGCGGAGTAGCATCTGCGGGAATATCTAACTTTGCGCCCACCGCCGCTGCCGCTGCTGTACCACCACTCGGTGCTGAAACACCCGAACTACTTCCGAACATCGAAGATGATGTCGGTGCAGTCTTCGCAGGCGAGGCAACCGTGATAGGGGCCGCTACAACAGCCGCGACCACAGGTGCTGCAACTGCTGCCGCTGCGACCACAGGTGCGGCTTCCTCTTCGTGCGGGAATACAGTGTTCGCCGCTTTCATCGACGCGTACGCTTGTGACATCGCGGCAAGTTTATCTTCCGCGTCCACGAGCCCGAGTCCTGCGATGGTCATTCCTAAAATTTCTTTGTTCCGTTCTCCTCCCGGCCAGTCATGACCTGCAGGAGAATTCAAAAAATCCTGTGTGGCATCCGCCCATGACTGTTCGAAGCCGCGACCGCGCTGTTCTTGGACCGCGTTCTTCAATTCGTTGAGTGGGACGCCTTGTTCGGCTAGATACTCGCCGATAGCACCGGACTGTTCGAGGTACTGCCGCGCGTTGATGTCTCCACGTTTGAATTGTAATTCGAGTTCGGCTTTGGCGGCGACGAGTTGCTCGGCAGCGGCCTTCTCTGCGGCGAGTTGTGCCGCGTCGGGGACATGCTCGACGATTGCGGCAGGTTCCTGAGTTTGGAGTGAGTACGCCACCTTATAGGCGTTGTTCACGGCGCGTTCGAGTTCGAGTTCGGACCCCGCGTCGAAAGTGAAACTCTGCCCGCCGATAATTTCAGTGCGGGTATAGACAGTCGGTTCGGAGACAACAGCGGCAGCAGCGTCCGCAGCGGTCTTGGCTGCGTCGGCAGCAACCTGTTGAGCCGCCGCTTCAGGAGTGAGTCCCTGTCGCTGGGCTTCGGCGATAACGATTTCGCGAATGTCCGTGGAGTTAACTGCGGCGTTGATAGAATTCTTCAGTTCGTCATTCAGTACTAAGTCTGCGCTCATGGGATTGCTCCTGTTTAAGGTTGTATTAGTCTATTTCTACTCGCCTGGGGCATAACTGCCCGCAGGTCGTGAATCGAATTCGTCAAACTTCGACAGCACTTGTTGCCGCACATAATCGCCTTGGTCGATAGCGTCGGCTGCGGTTTTCTGTGAAACGAAGTTCGGCGACGATGCCTCGGCGATGCCTTGTTCAATCGTCGTGTTGATTCGGGTAAGCAGCGCGGTGTGGTGTTCTTGCGCAACCTTGGCTCGCATGAACAGCATGAATTGTTGGTCCCTGTCCCAACCGGGGTAGCCGTTCGCGATATCAGTCGCTTCTTGAACGAGGCTCTGCGAAATGCGAATGATGTCCAAGAAGCCAGGATTGGCGCGAACGCTGATAAGGCGATTTGCTATTTCACCCGCTGGTGTCGAGACCGACACGAAAGGGCTTGATGGTGAATTCATAATACGCTCCGATTAACTACCGCTGCCGCCAAAGGCGGAACTGTCCATCTTCGTGAAAGCCGACCGCGCCGCTCTGTCAAGACCCTGCGCTTCCGGCGTGCTCTGTGCCGCCTTGTTCGCAGCTAAGTCATTCGCCGCGTCAGTCTGCTTCCCGTGCTCATTCAACGTATGCTTTCCGGTTTCGATCAGCATGCGATTCTCTGCCTGGTTGTTGTCCACACCCTTTTTCACTTCGCCCTGCGCCTGGACCATCGCGAGTTTACCTTGTGCTTGCGCGGCCTTGGTGTTTTCCTGACGACGTTGTTTGTCTTCGTCGGTCATCGGGACGATAATCTTTTCCTTGTAAGGAACACCGAACGTATCGAACAGAGCCTCGAACATGCCGTTGAAGTCGATCTTCATGGCTTGTACGGCAAGGTTTTCCACAGTTCCTGGTGCCTGCAAGAAGGTTTCTAGCACGCCGATGTACTTGTTCAGAGCCTCGCGCGCCGCGAGTTTGGTACCTGCGGAAATGTCAACGCGATAGGTTCCGTTTTGTACATCCAACGGCGTCGCTGCAAATGCCTCTCCGAGTTCCTGCGACAACATGGCGCGAATCTGCGACGGTTTAAGTTTCGCATTGCGCTCGATACAAAACTCAAGAAACGGAATGAAGACTTGTTCGGATATCACGTCGATCAGGTCCTGCATCTTGACGGTCTCGCCGCCCGAGATAGCCTCAACGCCAGCGGGAGTACGCATGTCGCCCGCCGAGCCGGGGTTCGAACCTAGTGTTCCCGGTCCTGCGCCAGTAATACCCGCCGACCACGCTTTCATCTGTGCGATGACAGCCAAAGGTTCTTTCGCGTCGATGGCGTTGCGTGTGAGAGGTTTGAATTCTCCGTTCGGGTCAGACTTGAATACTTTGCCAGGAAATATCCACTGAGCCTGCGCGGTGTTGTTGGTTCCGGCTGGTGTGGCGTAGGTTCCCATCAAGTTCAGGTTCATGTCATCCAAAAACGCGTTGATAACACCCTGACAAACGCGCTGGAAGTCCGTCAACCAAAATGCAATTCCGTATCCGGCTGCAGCATCAGGCGCGTTTCTGAAGCAGAACCCAAGAAACGGCGGACGCCTGAAGTTGTGGGTCTCGTTGAGTAGAATGTATTCTTTGTTCAGAATCACACAGTGACGATCTGCCGTCCAGTAGTCGAAGCATTCGAATTTGCGCCCGAGCGGGTCATGCTGGTTGCGCTCGGTGGCGTTTTCGGGAAACGCCTTCTGTGGCGTCGTTGCCTGCTGAAAAATTGGGTTGGCTGTATTCGAACCTTGGGTATCAAGGTTGTTCGTTGTCGCCGGGTCTTGCATTTGCGGCGTAGTAATCTTCACTATATTTTCGCGAGACGGAATTTTCCAACCCACGGTGTTGCGGAGCGCGTCCAAGTCATATCCTGTCGGATAAAAGATGCGTCCGAACCATTCCGCAACACGCGGGTCTCCCCTGCGAAGGTCTGGTGCGTAGCGAGCGCGCCGCAGCGGCACATGCTCCAGTTTCGGCATGTTCCATTCAACAACTGCGACGGTTTCTTCGATATCGTCTTCGTCGAATGTCGGAATGATGACAGAAACGTCGCCAACGCTGGCAGTTTGCGGTTTCGCCTTGTGAATTCTCTTGATGACGTTCTTTTTTGTGGTTTCCCAACCGTAGTGGGCGATACCAAAGCCGTAAAACAGACCGTCGTACGTGATTTCACGCATTTCGGT